AAACTGCAACGGCTCCAACGCCTTCTGCTGGACACGGAATGTTATCAATTGCATAAGATTCAATCTCTGTTCCATGTGGATTTGTAATGATTGAGACGCGAGTCGGATCAATTCTTTCGGCGCTTCTAATGCGATATGTGTCAGCATAAATCTCAAGAATGCGGAGATACGCGTAGCCATGAAGCATAAGATCCTCACATAGCCATGCATAAGTGGCTGAGCCGGGAACTCTTGGATCTGGCTGATTAATAACTTTTGGTGGAGTCTCAACACTTGCGCCATCGATGCGAGTGCGCACTTTAAGCGGAATCGATGAGACTGACGACGTGACAATGTTGCGAGCTCTTGCACACGTTGGAACGCTCATGAACTCGGCGCGAGATGCTGTGATTCCAGTTGTACCGAAGAAGTTATAGATTGATGAGACTGAATTGATGGGAGCCAATGACGCCGAGACGTCATACGTTGGCTCGGCTGGTACTGCTTCAACGGTACGCGAGAATAAACCCATGTGCTAAGTGTAAGGTCAAGCCTTATACATTATCCAACGAGAATATCAATCTCCATCTCTGGGCGTGTCGCAAAGTGTGTTGCGAGAGCTGATGCAACGGCCGCACACACGGCCACACTTGACGCTCTTCTTCCAATAATCCATCCGCCATCACCCATTGGAAGTCTGACGGCTGATAATATCTGCTTGGTGAACTCTGCCTGTTTGCCGTGAATAAGCCTCTTGGAAGTAATCGCACCGAGTAACTCATCGCAGCTCTGCCCGTACAAGGCTCCATCGATGTCAATGATCGGAATGCCTGCAGGCTGTAATCTGGCTGCAACTGCCGAGCTTGTCCTCTTGGAGAATGCCACATACTCGACTGGATACTTGCGAGCATAGGGCGCGATGTCATTGGCGATTGCTTTATCGTCTAAGGAGATGGGATTGTGCCAAGTGTGCAGAAGTTTGATGATGAATGTGTCATCGGGATTTTTTTGAGCCGCCACAAGAGCTCCATCTCTGCGATCGGGAGATAAGTCCAGCCCGAACCACGTCACCTTCTCAACATCGAGCTCGACGCTTTCGACTCCGCACTCATTCCACTCCTTGGCCGGTATCGCGCCCGAGATTGTATTGACCCACCTACATAAGACTTCTGTCTGGACAACATCTGCTGGATCATTGAGCACCGCCCGGATATTGTCCTCATGAATTGTGTGGCCGAGTGCTGGATTGCTAGCGACCCAATTGCGCTCATCGGTTATCTTGTCCGAGTAGGCCGACCATTCGAAATAAGCGATGTCATCTTCGGCTCCTGCTGCACTTGCCATTCCACGATCTCTTAATTGATTGAGAATCAGAGAGTGCTGATCACCAGCGTTCGAGAATGTCCAGAGCTGAGGATTCTTAGCCGCCATCATCGTATATCTCATCGCCGACCACGCTTCTGTGTCTTTGAGCTGACGAGTCTCATCCATATAGACCGTTTCTGGCTTGGCAAAGCCTCGAGCTGCAGCATTAGCCGCCTTTACAACATAGCGAGCGCCAGACATCAACTCAATCTCTTCTGACCCGTGAGCCCACCGGATTTTCTTTACTTCCCGGGATAGATCGTGATTGCTCTCGATGATGTTCACGATGTGTCTGAACGTCTCAAGAGAAGTCGTGAGAACGTGAGCCGATCCGAGTTGCAGTGGCTCTTTCCATAAGTACATCTTGGCCAGAATACTCATCTCCATAATCGTGGATTTGCCATTCTGACGAGCTGCAACAACTGTCACAATAGGGTGCTTCCAGCGTCCATCTGGCTTTACCTTGAGCGCGTGTTCAAAGACGAACTTCTGCCAAGGCATTAATTCCACGCCTAACTGCGCTGAGAAGTCGATGATCTCCAAGCCCCGAGATGGTAGATCGTTTAAGCGCGAGTGGATTCTAGGCGTTCCTGAGCCTGTAAGACGCTCTGGCGTAGGAACTATTCCCTGTTCAACTACGTCCAGCCCTGAGACGACCTTGAGTGACCTTGTAGAGCCCTGCTTGGCCTTAGTCATGACTGGTCGATTCGTTTGACGGTGAAAACGGAATAGGAAGAGTCAGAGGTGTCCGAGCCGTACCAAAAAACTGACCCATTCGATTTCCTTTCGAATAATTGCATCGAGTACAAGCTGCAACAAGGTTATCTGGATCATCAGTGCCGCCTTTACTTATTGGAATGATGTGATCGACTGTCGTTGCATCTTCACTGCCACAATACTGGCAACAATAGCCATCACGCTGCAAGATGCGCAGTCTTATCTTCTGCCATAGACGAGTGCCACCATTGGCACGTGCTGACTGAGTAGCCATCTAGTGGTATCCCTTAGCCTTGAAGAAGCGCCAAGCGTTACACATAGAATGATAACGATTCTCTATGTATCTGATAGACCAATCGACTTGAGTGTATCCATCGAGTACCCGGTACTTAGCATTCTTCATCTGTCCTAGACCGTAATGAGATCCATTCTTTGCCTTTATATTCCAATGTGATTCTCTAGTTATCAACGCATCAAAGCACTTGAATTGCTCATAGTTAATAAGCCTTGAATGAGCATATAGCTTTAAATAATCTCTAGAAGTAGTCTTATGTGTATCAGCTTCTGCATTCGCGGTAGCAGCCGTCAGGATAAACAATAGACTGGCCATCAGCACCAATCGTGCCGCTTGAGCCATTCCCTTCGGGCTCCGCGTTGCGAGTTGGAGCGTAGCACGGCTGTCAATGGTGTGGATAACTTTACGCGTGGCTACGGCGTGTCTGAGAGACTTATCCACAGATATTACAGCCTGTGGATAACGCCTGTGGATAACTATTCATCTGTCTAGCCACAATGAGAGCAGTCTTCCAACGACGATTCCAATGAGTAATCCAATGAATAATTCGCTCATGACTTGCCCCATCCTGTTCCCTTAAGCGATATGCCCGGTGCGTGATAGATCTGACGCATTGATTCATTGCAGCACATAGGTGTGCTTTCCGCGTGTATTGAACGCTCTAATGTGACCGTGATTGAACAACTCACGCATTGATACTCATAGGCTGGCATTAGGCTGTCGTCGTTCCATAGTGACGCACCATCGGAATGATGCAGTAATTGCAGTATGGAGTCCGAACCATCAAATCATCAGTCAGGCGCTTTTCGACCTGTACTGACTGGCAGACTGAGCACATGAATGTCCACGTATAGAACGGCTTACTCATCGGTTAGCCCCAGAATCTCCAAGATGTCGATTGCATTTGGATCATGTTGTAAGACTGCCCTCTTAGCCCTGCGACGCTCTTCTGGCGTTGCCTTATAGACCGAATCGACAAGCTCTAATGATCTGATTCCCATTAGGTAGCCTCACTCATCAGACACACGCCCATGACGCCGCATACTGTGCATTGAAGCACTTTGACGTGCTCTGGAAGATTATCTGTGATGATGCGTTCGACTTGATTCGTCTTCTTCTTACATAGTCGGCATTCGTACTTATATGTGGGAAGCGGCATATTCACTCCTAACCAGATTCTCGATGGGATTAAGATTCTGCTGATCGACCCACCAAGAGTCTTGCCTTGGATTCTTGTATCGCTTGACCTTGGCGAATGAGACTGGAAGCCAGCCTGCAATGAAATACTCTGGCGACTTACCCACAACCAGCACTGCCACATCAGCATCACGGTCGTTCGGATAGATGATCAGATTGCCGCCGTTGTAAGCAGTCCAGCGAACCTCGATGCCCTTGCCAACGTCTGCCTTGCGCTTGCCCTTGGATTCATCGATGTCGAAGTCGAGTCCGAAGTACCGGGCGACACATAACTCTGCTGCAATGGATTCTGCGTATTCAACAACACGCTCATAGTTGTTGAGTTTGGTGTTGTAATGGACGGTGACTCCCAGATTGGCCTCTTGTGCGAAGATGACATCAGATGCCCTCTTATGGATTGCCCACTCATCAGCTGAGCTCATGTGCATCTTAATGATAATCAATCCTGCACTTTCGGCAGAGATAGACAAGAAGCTCTGGCGGATCACACTTGACGAAGCCCTCACCTTCGGCTCCTTCAATCGCTCCGCATGTTGTGCAAGTCTCTTGACCTTGAATAATGTCCTCAAGCTTGCGCCAGCCTGAAGCTGTGTGAATCTCTAGGTCGGCCATTAGGACTGTGCCTTCCACTTGCCATCACTACCGATGACATACCAGACTGGACTGCACTGATTATCTCGATTGGCTTCTTGGCACATGTATCCGCCCCACTCGTTTCCGTCCTTCTTCTTGCCGACTTTCCAGACTCTAGCGCCGTGATCACATCGTGGAGTTGGAACTGTTGTATTGCCTGCATCTGCATTATTAGCCCAAGGATCTTCTGGCTCCTGTGCATCCCAAGCAACGGCCTTCGGCTCTGCATGCTGTTCGACCTGTGCCATATTCTGAGCAGTTGGTCGCTTATCCGTACCAAGCACTAAACCCACTGCCCGGCCGATGGCAGATGTGACCGTATCTTCGACGAACCATTTTTTCATTCCAGCATTAAATGTTGCCACGTTGCCATAAGCAAAGTCGATTGCACTTGGCTCATGATCTTCGAACTCCTTATAGACACGACACTCCACTAGCACGTAGCCAGCAATTAGATCGATGTCGATGATTGATGTGTGAATCTTGCCTGATGGATGTGTAGCCCAGAATCGCTGAATGCGTGTGGCCACATCTTCATAATTTTCTAAGAAGCTCATTGTGTGACCTGCTTCTTGATTTCGCTGTTAATAATGTGATCCAGGTTGTCATTGGCTCTGCGAGTCAGAGCCCTGCCGCGCAAGTATCCAGCGCGCTCACCGTCTTGATGTCCATCAGAATATGCCACGACGTAAAGCAGGAATAAACATCCTGCTCCTAAGATGTAAAGAATAATATCTAAGCTGTTCATTTATTGCTCCCGTGAGAGCCTTGTCTGTGCTCCCAGAGTTATCTTGACACTCTACCCTGACATTCGTCAAGAACGCTGTCGGCGTGTTGCTACTTTTTTAGGGCTGATTCCAGTAGTAAGTCATGAATGTGCATCTGGCGCTGCTCGATGACATCTATACGATCACGTAGAGAATTGCCAGAATTGGGAATCAACTCATGCAGAATGGCCTTGATGTAGAAGCGAAGCATCGCTGTGCAGACTGTGGCTAGTGTGATGAAGATGCCAAGATTGGCAGCCCATTCTGCCCGGGTCACTTCTTCCCAAATGCCGGATCGTTAGGATTGAGCCAGCGAAGAAGTACGGGCAATACTGCCGCCACTCCTGCTGCCAGAATCGCCTTTGGATCTGTCACTCCTGCAAGATAGACCGCTATCGATGCGCTCAAGAAGCTTCTTCCATAAGAAGCTGCCAATGCTTTGATTTCCTTCATACTCTGACTCCTAGCTTCTTGATAAGCGCCGCCACTTTGACTGCGTTGAGGTTGATTTCAAAGTGCATCGGATCTTGCCTGCCCTTGTAATCCTTGCCTGCTCTTAGGCCATATTTTCGCACAAGCGCATCTAACATTGGTATCTTTTCACGCTCAAAAGTGTTCAATTTTCCGAGAGGATGTTTGAGAGCATTGAGATCAATAGCCGTTCCAGAGCTGTGATTGCTAACGACTGAATCAGAGCCGCGTACCTTGCGGAAGCAATAGCCCCAATCGTCTAGCGTTCCCTCATCTATAGGCTCTATTGAATGGTGAAAATCGCCTGCAAAGTTAATAAGCAAGGGCGCTACCTTTTCGGCACACCTTAGTTTTAAGTTAGTGCCGGGTACAGGGTAAGACTTAATGCCAATACTCACCTGATCTTCACTGGCAGGCCAGCCGTTAGACGATAATGTCATGCTCTGCATTAGTACAACTCCATCGGCATGTCTCTTCGCTGAATGTTTCTTCTGCGTGGCAATTTGCTTTCGGTGCAATGAAAGCATCTCGGACTTCATCGTAAGAATGTCCAACGCCAGCGAAATTAAATCGAGTGTTGCCATTGTAAGAAGTGCGCTTACATACAAGCCCTCTAAAGTTGCCATACCAAGTCTCTGGATCTAATCCATCGATAGTTGAGCTTTCACTGACTCCTGTTATTACTTCAACAACAATGTTTTTCTTATTGAGAAGTGCGTAATGTGCCATTATGACCAACTCACATTTCCAGTACCGGCAGTGATTGTTGTTACTTTAAATCCACCGCTAGGGGCTGCCGTTGAACCTGTAAGACCGCCGCCGATTGTTATTGTTGCAGTGTCGGGATACTTAAGAATAACAACACCTGAACCACCTGAACCACCATCTCCGCCTGTAGTACCACCACCACCACCGCCGCCGCCAGTGTTAGCCGTTCCATTGACTCCTGCTAGAAGATTCACGTTGCCGTTTCCGCCGCCACCTGCGCCGCCTGTGCCGACTGGAATAGCGAATATGCCACCGCCGCCACCGCCAGCGTAATAAACTGATGAGCCAGTAATAGATACTGCAACTCCTACTCCACCATTACCTGCAACGGGGCCAGCACTATGAGCACCGCCTACTGCACCTGCTCCACCACCGCCGTTGCCTGCTTGAACATAAGAACCACTAGGAGAATTAGCACCTGCATAACCTTGATTTGCAGTACCTGCGCCGCCAGCGTGACTTACTGCTGAATCTGCTCCACCACCTGAGCCACCTGTCGTTGGCACACCGCCAGTATCACCGCGACCGCCACCGCCGCCTACTGATGTGATTGTTGAGAATACAGAATTAGAACCATTAGAGCCGTTAGTTGTTCCAGTATTACCTGCACCACCTGCACCAACTGTTACGGTGTAATTAGTTGATGGGCTAAGAGTAAGTGCGCTTTCTAAACTTCCACCACCACCTGTCGCAGTTACAGTTGATCGAAGTCCACCGCCGCCACCTGCGCCGCCTAAGTCACCACCTGCACCACCACCACCTGCAACAACTAAATAGTTGCAACTGAAAGATCGTGGATAACCACCACTGCTCATGATTCCCAACATTGGAGTCATTACGAAATGTCTCCGAACACGATCCACGAGTTAGCAGCAAGCTTCTTAGCAGTTGCGCCCGAGTTAGCCACGCGAAGCTTTGGCGTTGCACTTGTCGCACCTGTTGAAATCACTGTGGTCGTGCCGGGAGTGACTGCTCCGATTGTAGGCTGACCTGCACCTGTAATCCAGAACACGTTAATCTCTGCGCCGATTGGAAAGTTGAATGTTGCATCGGTTGGAATTGAAAACTGCTTAGTCGCAGCGTTATTCATTGAGAGGATACTGCCTTGATCGCCGGACGCAAATGTGTAGTTGTCTGTCTTGGCTGTGTAAGTGCCGAGAATATATTGCGCCATCGATGTGTCCACGCCTTGCCCGAACACGGCGAAATCGGCTGGCAGGTCAGTGACTAAATCAGTCGTCGTCGGCATGACCCAGCCGAAGTTAGTTGTTGGATTAGCCATTCATATTCCCTTTCATCATGAGACGATTGTAGCGTTTGCCCAATCTAAAGTCGGCGACACGGTGTTCCACTGTTCAACTATTGGCACATCGCCCCACTGCATCGCTTGGAGCGAATAAGCCAGTGGAGACATCAGAAGAGTGATGGCAAGCTCATTGTAAGAGGCTCGGAACGTCCAGCCCTCGACGAAGCCTTGGAAAACTCCTGCTGACATATTCGATGGCAAGTCGTTCAGTGCTATGGGCTGACCCATAAAGATATTGATGAGAGCATCACGATCTGCATTGTCCAGCTCTGGATTGGTCAGAGCATAAGTGATCGAATCAAAGATAGGCTGTGGATAGGCGCGCAGTGCTAAGTAGAACGCCGCCTGAGCTGTGGCATCAACTGATGATTTGATTGTTGTCGTGATAATTTGAGCCAGATCGCCATAGATGCCAATCGATGTCTCATCGGTAGCACTGACCTCACTGGCCGAGAGTGTTCCATACTTGATCGTGAGGTCATTTCGAATGTCGCCTGCCCGAGTCTTGATGGTGATGCCTTGACCGAGAGCTTGATTGGCCGTGAGATCGGTGTAGCCGTAAGTGGAGAGATAAGTCGTTCGATGTGTGGAGTCGGCGTATGAGATTTGACCCTGTGCATTCTCGAAGATATATCCCAGACCCGAATTGGCAAGAGCAGCAACTAAGTCATAGACCACTGTGCGATTGGATGCACGTTGTGCGAGCTCATAATTGCCGGGAGTATCGATTGTGCCGTAGCCGTTATTCTGAGCATTTGCCCACGTAGTCGTTGGATCATAGGTCGCCCACGTCAAAGCCACTGGCACTTGATTCCACTGTGCAAAGAGCACTTCATGCAAGATAGTCGCAATCTGATTGCCGTCGAAATCTTGTGCTAGTACGCCATCAGTCAGAGCCTTCTGTAGTCTGGCCAGAGCGCCGAGTGCCGTGATGGTGACTTCTTGTGTGTAAGCACTAGAGCCAACCTGAGAGACGCTTACCGATACATCGACGACTGAACCGCCGAAGATTGCAACATAGGCTGCCGATGTGTTCTTGATTTCGATTGAGATTGTGTCGTTGATTTCATACGGCAGAGCAGCTTGATTGAAGATGATCAGAGTGATGGAGCAGTAGCCAGCCTGTGCCTGTGTGTAGATATTGGTGCGCCCTGATGTGATTGCAAGATTGGCGATGACTGAGCCAGTGACATCAGTGCCATTGATCTTTACTCGCCAGACGGGAGCCCATTGAGTCATTAGTCGCCCCGGGCTGATGTACCAGATAGCGCACTTGCTCCACCTGTGCCGCGATAGTAGGAATCATTCAAAGTGTTCACAATTGTCCGAGCTGTGCCTTCCGAATCGATTGCGCCATTGACTGTCAGATTGATGGTGCTTACTCCCTGACCGCTGTTTTCTGAATAATTGCCGACTCCTGTCGCTGCAACCGAGACAAGAGACGCCACTGACGCAGCTCCTGCGACGGCTGATGAGACGCCACCACCTGATCCAGATGTCGATGTGCTGGCAGAACTTGTTGGAACCTTGATTGTTGGAATCGCTGTGCTGGCTGATGCCACTTTCGGAATCGAGACGCTGGGAACGCTGATGGATGGTGCTGTAATCTGAGAGACGTTAGGCAGGAATGGCACTGAGTTATAGAGCCGAATGAGAGTGTTGATTCCTGCAACTGCGCCAGAAATGAGCGAGTTGAGTCCACCGATGACTGCGCCGACGACGTTGATGATTCCGCCAGCAATCTCGCCGACTACCTTGAACGCACCGCCTAGAACTGTGACCAGCACTGGCACGACATATTGCTGAATGAATCCAATGAATGTCATGAACGCTTCTTTGTTGTTATTGACTGCATCAGTGATTGGCTTGAAGAAGTCTGCGAACTTGCCGAGTGCTGGAACAATCTTATTGAGAACGAAATCGACTAAATCTTGAATGATTGGTAGAAGCTTGTAGCCAATAGTCTCCTTGGCTTCATCGAATGTGACTTTCAATCGCTCCATTCGTCCGGCATACGTGTCAGCATTGGCTGCTGCTGCTCCACCGAATAAGTCTGTGAGCTTTGTCTGCACATCAGTGAATGACATAGTTTTGAGCTCTGCAGCCGATAGGCCAATTCCGAGCTTGCCAAGTGCTGCTGTGTTCCCGTCGAATGCCTTGCCGATTGCATTGGCCACCGTTTCCAGCGGCTTTCCTGTCGCTTGAGCCGTGTCCATAGCAACTGAAAGAAGATCCTGTGCTTTGCTCAAGTCTCCTGTGGATAACGCGATGCGCTGTAAGGCTGGGCGAAGCTTGTCATCGCCGACTCCTGTGGCCAGAGACATCTTGAGAATCTGATCTTCTGTGGCCTTGATTTGTGCCTCTGTCGCGCCAGTTGCCGCCTTGAGTGCTCCTGCTAGCCGTACCTGTGCCGCTTCATCTTCAATGGCTGCCTTGACTCCATCGACTGCGAGCTTGATTGCGTAGGCTCCTGCTGCTGCTCCTGCTGCTGCGAATGCCAGCCCTGCCTTCTTTGCGAAGTCGCCCATCTTGCTCGATGAATCATCAACGTCCCCGTTGGCCTGTGCCAGTGACTTCTTGAGTTGATCTACATCGGCCAGAATCGAGAGCTTGAGTGTGCGTGAACCTGTGCCAGCCATCACCACTCCTTCAATATTCTATCGAATGCATTCTCCCACTTGGCGATGATCTCTGGCTGTATTTCGCGCAGTGTTGGATAGATAAACCATCCTTTAGAGCCGCGACCTTCTGAGCCTGACCAGATTGGGAACTGTTTGAACTTGTTCGATCCGAACTCTGTGCCGCCCCATAGGTCGCGAGTAGTCGCACCGCCTGAGAACTTCTGGGAAGTGTAGCCGAATGATAACTCACCAATCTTTGATGACTTAGAGACCCGGGAACCTTGAGCGATACGGTCGGCGACTTTGCCGCGTCCGACTGCCTTCTGTTGAATCTTGCCCTGTGCGAACTCTGCAAGAGCTGATGATTCACGCTTTGCAGCATCGGTTGCAGAATCATCCATCGCCTTGAATGCCGAAGTGATGCGACGCAGGTCGGCCTTGTCGTAGGCTATCGAGACCTCATCGCTCATTCTGCTTCTCCAATATCTCCATCGCCGTATAGATCTGCTCCGCCGTGATCCATTCGCTCATTGGAATCCCTGTCGCTATTGCTAGATCGACAAGGATCCGATTCACGCTTCCGGCGGCGTAGCTTTTGGGAGTACATCACCGACTGTTACATCAGCGACCGTCTCACACCAGACTTCAAAGCCCTTGATTGGCTTGCCAGCAGCTTCTCGCTTCATAGCATTCCAAGCAAGAAATAAGAGATCAGATATTCCGATCTTCTCCTGAGCCTGACTAATTGTCAGACCTGTCTTATTCTCCCACTTAGCCCACTCTGGCGGCTGGGCTGTGTATGTGCCGAACTCGCCTGATGTGTATTCGATTGTGATTGGTAGTTTCATTGTGTGCTCCCGTTTCTCTTATCGATTAGCTGATTGTTAGAACTGGCGTTCCTGAGACTAGCATCGCCCAAGAATCTGTCTGTGCATCTGGCGCAGTGCCGCCTGCACTTGGGAACACTGGGAACACATTGAGCGCCCAGACTGCTCCTGTTGCAGTTGTGAGTGATACGGCCAGAACTGTATTTGGTGCAGAGTTGGCAGCAGTCCACATCGCTTCAAAGAGTGATGATGCAACGCCCCAGTCTGCAAGTAATTCAAGATTCAAAGTCCATTGATCATCGATGTGCTTGTATGCCTTGCCATCGAGTGTCTGATAAGTCGTAATGACTGGCGCGTTCGCGAGAACGGCTGATGTTGTCTGTGCGTCATAATTCACGGTTGCGATTGTCAGTGTGATGTCTCTCGCCGTGACGATTGTTGTTGGCATTTTTTTCTCCTTCTAGATTGTCTGTTGAGTGTAGTAAGTGGAGACCGAGAGATCTGCAACGAGCAAATTGCTCGCACCGACTGACGTGATTGCCGGGCGTTGAACGTCCCCGACGACGTAACCTGTCGGCATAGCCGCCAGAATGCTGATGATGAGCTGCTCTAGATTATCGAGTGCTCCTGCGTTGGAATTGTATGCAACTGCAGCCGTGACAATAAAATTGATCTTGACTCTAACTGTGGACTTTCCGATTGTTGTTGGCTCGAGATACGGCGAATCGGCAATGATGACACACGCTGGCGGAATGACTGCCTCTGGCACTGATGAATAAACTGATGCGGCAACTCCTGCCAGTGCAGTGGCTAGTGTGCCTCTGACATTGGTTGCAATGGTCGTTGGTGTAGGCATTTACTGTGCAATCGTTGAGACATCGACGTAATTTCCAATGAGACCGATAACTCGATTCTGGAGTGATCGACCCATTCTGAACGGGCTTGGAGCAAAGTCCACGCCTTCAATCTGTCCTCCGGGTGCAACCACACTCTGAAAGATTTCCACACTGACGATTGTGACCGCCTGTTCAATCGCATCGGTGCTTGCATAAAGTGTGGCTGCACTCGCCCCGGATAGGCTTGCAACTCCTGCTGGAATACATTCGCGATAGGCAATGTCTGCATTCGTGATCGCTGCAGTGAATACATAGTATTGATTGGGAGCGTATGCGAATGGAAGATTGAAGAATGGATCATTGTAATAATTTGATAAGACTGTGAATGTGCCATTGAATGTTGCTGGCAGACATCCAGTGACCACAATGCTTTGGCCAGTGACGAAATTGTTCGGGCGCTGTGTAATGAAATAGCCGACATTGCCTGAAAGATAAACGCCAGCGATTGCTGCTGTGTTAGCAGTCAATAGCGGCAGAATCACCTGCTCGGAAGCATCGATGATTCCTTCAAGATAAGCGTCTGAATACAAGGAAGAAGAGACACCAAGCACCGTTCGCAGCTCGGAAGCTGTAATGATAGATGGCATCTCTTCTTCCCTTCGTAGTCGGCTGGCCTAGATACGGGAGCGCACCTAGGCCATGATCAGATGTATCAGGTTAGGTTGTAGCGTTGTAGGCCAGTTGCAATAAGTGTCTTAGTTGCAAAGTAGCCGTAAAGAAGAACATTGACCTCACCAGTTGCCACAACATTGACGCTCATTGTGAGTTTTGGTGATTCGTAGATTGCAATTGCTGATGGTGTAACAATGAATGCTGCATCATCGATTGTTGTTGCAACCATTCCTGAATCAACCCATAGATCAAGACCCATGATGTCGCCCTTGAGTGACTTAGGAGATGACTGGCCGTTATTATTTTGTGGATTTGCAGCTGAGTAGATATTGCGCCCAGTTGAATCCGCTGCTCCGATAAGCAATGACCAGATGGATGTTCCACCGATGAATGCTGTAGCAAGATCCTTTGCACCTGCATAAACTGCTGGGGCAGCCTGTGCAACGTATGCCTGGATTCCTGCAAGTGTTGCTGCCTGTGTTGATGCTTGAGTACCACCAGAGACAATCTCTGCAATAACGGCAGCGTTAGCGGCGCGATTGTAAGCCTTTGTCATGTTCTCGAACATTGCATCATAGAATGCTGGCCCGGAACGCTCAAGAAGCTCTGTGCTCATGATCTGCTGTCCTGCTAGCTTGATGACTGTTGCATCAACATAAGAAGAGACGATCTGAGTTGAAGTTGTGCTTCCACCTTCTGCAACTGTTGCCACTGTGCCAGCAGTTGTGATCTTTGGATGTGAGACTGTCATTCCGGTCGATGGGAGTGGACGTGCGCCACCGCATGCATCGATTGTTGGACGATCCTTGAATACTGTTGCATCAATGACGCCCGGCATGTAAGAAATTGGATTGAATGCTGGATTCGTTGTGAATGAATCATTGGCAGCTTCGACCTTCTTGGCCTGTGCGTCTGCTTGGCGAATGTAATCGCTTGAATCATCGTCTCCCATGCGAGCCTTGATTAAGTGCTCCATGTAGTTTGAATGAGTCTTGATTGGTGAGCGAAGATCGCCACCTTTGAAATATAGAGGACGTGGAGCCTCTGCATTTACAAGTTTGGAAGCTTCAACCGTTTCGGCTGCTGCTTCTGGAACGGTTGGAGTTGTTTCCACTTGCGTTTCTCCTTCGATAGATGGAAGTGCATCTGATACCACATCGGCATCAGAATCTTCTTGACTTGCGGCCACGCTAACCTTCGCGCTGGCTATTGCTGGATCAGTGACCAGTGAGACTTCTTTGAGAGTCGATGCGCTAATGACAAGAACGCCATCGATATTCTTGTACTTATCGGCCATAACTCCCACGCTAAATCCGTCTCTTAGTCCAGTGCTGGCCTCGACCAATGCATCAGAACCGGCTGTGGTGTTGCCAATAGCAAAGACTGCATCGATGCCTTCTGTACCGACTTTGTAGCTCTTTAAGAATCCGATTGGTGATTCGCGGCGATGTTCCAGTAGTAATTTCGTGGTGTCGCCGAATGTGATTGAGTGTGGCATAAACGATGTCTCTCCTGCTGAAGTCGAGCCTGTTTCGTTCCATGTGACAATCCTTCCTGAGATTGTGCGCTGTGGGAAGTCTGTTGCAGTGACTTTAATTGAAAAATTAAGATCTAATGGAGTCTCTTTGATTGTTTTCATCCGAGCATGTCCTCTTCCATTCGTATTTCATCGGTTGTAATTGCGCCCATATCAAATAAGACTTTATAAACATCCGCACGCTCTTTGGCTGATCCGCGCAAGTAATCATCAAGATCGAATTTGACTTCTTGCGAAGCTGCAACGAAATCATTAGGCATTCCAGTCATTGATAGGCGCTCTTCAATTGCAGTCATAATTGGGCGAAGCGAGAAGTCCACAAGAGACTGACGCGCAAGATTGGCATTGGAATATGTCATCGATGAGCCTGATTCTGCATCGACGTAGAATGCCGGAATGCCCGTTGCCCGGGCGAGCTCGGTCGCCACATAACTTCTTGCTTGATTGAGCTGTAATTTTTCGGGATCGAATCCTAAAGTCTCAAGAGTCACGTCGGCATTTAAGAATGCCGTGCCGCGATTGCGTCGAGCCTCGCCCCATGATTGTAAGAGCTTTGCAATGCGATCTGCTGGAAGTGCAGTGCCATTAGATTTAAGAACCATCGTGGGAACTGGCTCCCGGGCATACATAACGGCGGCGCGCTCTAACTCTGCACCTGCTTTGATTGTGCGGCCTGCACGATTAAGGATTCCCTCATCGTTACCGTAAAAAACTGCAACGGCTCCAACGCCTTCTGCTGGACACGGAATGTTATCAATTGCATAAGATTCAATCTCTGTTCCATGTGGATTTGTAATGATTGAGACGCGAGTCGGATCAATTCTTTCGGCGC